ATGTACTTTTGTTTTGAAAGGTGACAGTGTAGATGGTTATAGTTCGCCGGAAGATATCACAAGCCATACAGTACAGCCTGATAATTTTTATACAGTATTTGACGATACATATTATGATGTTATTACAGAAACATTAATAGGCGAAGAATCGTCAACTCAGGGCATAAGGCATAGTGGTGGACATCCTTGGTGGCAGGAAGTTTTCATAACAGAAAAAATTTGGCGCAGTATATATTATAAAAGACCATTTTTAGTAATAGGCAACAAGCATACATTAAAGACGTTGCATAGTTTAGGATTAAAAACATTTAATGATATATTGTTTGATGAATCTTATGATGAAATTGACAACTGGCAAATGAGAACTTATAAAGTTTTAGAGCAAAATAAACACATTATAGAAAATTATAAATTACCTGAATTAGAACAAATAATTAATTCCCCACAAATGTCTGAAATATTGCAATATAATTACGAAAAGATAAATAACATGGCGAACATTTACAGACAGAGTAGATAATCACTGATTCATACAGAAAGTACTCAAAAAACACCCATTTAAGCATAAAAACATCACATTACTATAAGTATATAACAGGCACATCTGAAACCTAACTTTCTGTGTGCGAAAAATTAATAAATTGGAGACCACAATGTCAGAATCAAGAACACAATTAGAAGAAATTCTTGAACTACTCCTAGCGGAAGAAAACGATAAAGCGGAAGAAATGCTTCATGAGTATGTTGTTGCAAAAGCAAGAGCAGAATATGAAAAAGTTTTAGACGAAGACGTTTCTGAAGACGAGGAAGTTGAAGAATCAAAAGACTCAGAAGAAGATGCAGTAGAAGAATCAGAGGAATCTGAAGAAGAGGCTGTTGAAGAAGCAGAATATTCAGAAGAAGAAGCAGTTGAAGAAGAAATCAGCGATGCCGACCCTGCAGGAAACTTTGCAGATGAAATACTTCAGGATGAAGAAGAAATTGAAGGCGATGAGCAGTCAGAAATGGAAATGGACGGCGAAGAAAAAGAACACGACGGAGATCTAGAAGATAAAGTTGATGAAATTGAAGACGAGCTTGAAGACCTTAAAGCAGAATTTGAAAAATTACTTGCTGATGAAGAAGAAGGCGACGAAATGCCAATGGATGACGACAAAGCAGAAATGGATATGGAAGACGAAATGGATTTAGAATCCGTTGAGTACGACCTAGACGAAGAAGTTGCAGATGAAGATACAGAGCTTGAAGAAGCAACTAAGTTATCTAACAATGTAGCGGCTCCAAGTGCTCCAGCAGACGACAACAAAGATGCACCACTTCCAAGTGGCGGATCAAAAGTTGAAAAATCTGGATCACCTGTTAAATCTAAAGATGGCGGCGAAGGCAACCACGGAGATTCAGCAAAAGATCACACACCATCAGACAACATTAAAGTTGAACCTAAAAAAGTTTAATTACTTTTTAACTGATAGGAAATAGTAAATGGCTAATAAGTTATACGAATATTTAAGTCCGGAAATATCCAAAGTTGAGATTATGGAATCCAAGGATGGAAAGGACTTATTTATGGCTGGGTTATTCATCCAAGGCGATGTAAAAAATCAAAATGGAAGAATTTATCCCAAAGACGAGATAGCAAAGGCATGTGCTAGTGTAAAAGAACGCCTTGGAAAAGGCGAGACTGTGATGGGTGAGTTAGATCATCCTGAAGAGTTGCAAATAAATTTAGACCGAGTAAGTCATATCATTACAGATTTATATTGTGATGATGCGAACGGTTTAGGCAAACTTAAAATTATAGAAACACCGATGGGTAATATTGCAAGAGCATTATTAAAGGCGGGAGCAAAACTTGGTGTTAGTAGCCGAGGTTCAGGAAACGTAAACGATAGTGGACGTGTTTCAGACTTCGACATAGTAACAGTAGACATTGTGGCACAACCAAGTGCCCCAGACGCCTATCCAAAGACTATATATGAGAGTTTATTTAACATGCAGGGCGGTGCACAGATGTTTGATACCGCTTCAGCATTAACACACGATAAAAGTGCAGAAAAACACTTGATGAAAGCAATCACTGGTTTCATCAAAGATTTAAAAATATAAGTAGGAGACTACTATGGCAGTGAATTTTACAGAACTACTTGAGAATGCAGAGTTAACGGAAGACGTTAAATCAGCTCTTCAAGAAGCATGGGAAGGTAAGATTTCAGAAGCAAGAGAAGAGCTTACAGCGGAACTTAGAGAAGAGTTTGCACAGCGATATGATCATGACAAAAGTCAGATTGTAGAAGCAGTTGACAATTTTATTTCTGAAAAAGTTGAAGCAGAAATTTCTCAAATTGCAGAAGAAAAACAAGCCCTTGCAAACGACAGGGTAAAATACACGAAGGCAATTGGTGAACATGCTAAAGTTTTAGACAGATTTGTAACTGAAATGGTTGCTAAAGAAGTTAAAGAACTAAGAGCAGATAGAACCAGAACAAGTGAGCATGTAGCAAAATTAGATAATTTTGTAACTGAGCAGTTGGCTGGTGAACTATCCGAATTCCACGAAGACAAAAAAGGACTTGTGGAACAGAAAGTCAAAATGGTTAAAGAAGGCAAGAAGCAACTAGCAGAAGCCAAAATTGATTTCATTAAGAAAGCGGCAAACAAGGTCGAAGGCGTTGTTAATTCCGTAATTACTAATGAAGTTAAATCTTTCCGTGATGACATTACTAATGCACGTGAAAACGACTTTGGTCGTAGAATTTTTGAAGCATTTGCGAACGAATATGGTACTAGTTACTTAAACGAAGCAAAAGAGATCAAGAAAATACAAAAACAAATTACTGAAATGGAAACAAAACTTAACGAATCAACGCAAGTAATTGCTGAGAGAGAAGAAGCAACTAAATTAGTTGAGTCTAAGTTAAGGATTGCAGAAGACAAAATGAACCGTAAGGATACATTAAACAGTCTAATGGCACCACTAGGTAAAGAGAAGAAAGAATTGATGTCAGATTTACTTGAAAGTGTAAAAACAGACAAACTGGAAGAGTCCTTTAATAAGTACTTACCTTCAGTATTGGATGGAGATGCACCGAGAGTTAAGAAGACATTGTCAGAATCCGTTGTCAGTGAGCACACTGGCGATAAGGCAGTTGTTATAACAGCAGATGCCGATGACAAAGCGGATGATATAGTAGAAATTGATATGATCCGCAAATTGGCCGGACTTTCAAAATAATTAGGAGTTATTAAAATGGCAAACTTATTTGAAAGCAACTGGTCTGCAACTAAAGACGCTTTATTAGAAGGTCTTTCTGGAAACAGAAAATCTTCTCTAGATGTTGTCCTCGAAAATACAAAGAGACATTTGTCCGAGGCCGCAACAGCAGGTGCCACAGGTGCAGGTTCAGTAGCGACATTAAACAAAGTTATGTTACCACTAATAAGAAGGGTTATGCCTTCTGTTATTGCTAACGAACTAGTAGGTGTTCAACCTATGACTGGTCCAGTAGGGCAAATCCACACACTAAGAGTCAGATATTCTGAAACTGGTGGTGGAGCAACAGCAGGCGACGAGGCTTTAAGTCCGTTTAAACTTGCTAGTACTTATGCTGGTTCTCCAGACGCCACAGCGGCGGCAGAGGGACAAGCAGGTAGAAAAATGAGCATTCAGATCTTAAAAGAAACTGTTGAAGCGAAAACCAGAAGGTTATCAGCAAGATGGACTTTTGAGGCGGCTCAAGATGCAGAATCAATGCACGGCGTAGACGTCGAAGCAGAAATTATGCAGGCTTTAGCACAAGAGATCGTAGTTGAAATCGACCAAGAAATTATCGGTTCACTAAGAACTCTAGCAGGTGCTGGAACAACTTTAGACTTTAGTTCACTAAGTGGAACAAGTATTTACGTTGGTGACAGACATGCGGCTTTGGCTATTGAGATCAACAGAGCGGCTAACAGAATCGCGGCTAGAACAAGACGTGGCGCTGGTAACTACATTGTTGTTTCTCCAGAAGCACTTACAATTTTACAAAGTGCATCTACTTCAACATTTGCAAGAACAACTGAAGGATCTTTTGAAGCACCTACAAATACTAAATTTGTTGGTACACTAAACGGATCAATCAAAGTATTTGCTGATAACTATGCGGCTGACGGTACTAAAGTACTAGTTGGTTACAAAGGATCAAGCGAAACTGATGCTCCTGCATTCTACTGTCCATACATTCCATTAATGAGCACAGGCCCAGTAATGGATCCATCAAGTTTTGAACCAGTAGTAAGTTTCATGACCAGATACGGTTATAAAGAACTTACAAATACTGCATCATCTCTTGGTAATGCGGCGGATTACGTTGATGCTGTTACTTTAAGTAACGTTGCATTCCAGTAAGCCTTAAAACTTATTGGTCTCGTAGACCAGTTACTAGTTTAACTAGAAACATTAAAAGAGGACTTTTAAGTCCTCTTTTTTTGACTTTAATTTCTTATTGGTAAAAAATGATAAATAGTCTTTATATATTAAAGGGATTACAATAAATGGCAACAAACAATACCTATATAAATGCACAAGACGACTTTATTGTTAAGGGAAACCTCACAGTTGAAGGTAACGTTACTCAGGTTAGTACAACTATTAATGAAAACAGAGTAGCGGCTGAAGAATTTATTATTAACTCTGATGGTGAAAACACCACAGCAAAGATAACTTTTAACAGTAACAATACGTTTGCAAATATAAGTTACCTAACAGGAGGCAACTTAGTTGTTGAACCTAACTTACAAGGTAATATTATTATTGGTGCAGGCCAAACACTAACAGTGGCAAGTGGTGCCAGCATTTCAGGAAATGTATTTACTGGTAGTTTGGCAGGTGTGGCAGATGAAGCCAAAATGTTTACCAATTCGGTTGAAGTAACTTTAGCCGGTGATGCCACAAGTACAGGTGGACAATTTCAGGGTGCTGGAAATGTAGCAACTTTACAAACAACATTAGCCTCTGTAAATTCTAATCCAGGAAGTTACGGAGATGCTACAACTGTTCCAGTAATTACAGTAGATGCAAAAGGTAGAATAACAGCCGCAAGTGAAATAGCAGTAAGTGTCACAGCATCACAAGTATCAGATTTTACAAGTGCGGCAAGAGCCGTAAATTCAGGAAGTTTAGGTGTCAATTATAATTCAACAACAGGTGCTATATCATTAACACAGTTTGGTGGTGCAGGACAATATGGTAGTGCAACAGCAGTACCTCAAATTGTTGTTGATAATGGCGGAAGAATATCCTCATCAAGTAATGTTAATATACAGTTACCTAAATCACAAGTAACAAATTTTGATTCAGAAGTAAGAACATTAATTCAACTTACTGATGCAGGTGGTGACGGAAGTTT